GCTTTGTTGGCTTGATGCGGTATTCCCAGTCCTCAAGCCATGAAGGAAACCAACAAATCTCCCACTCGTTGAGTCCGTGATGGATAGCTTTAGTGTCTCGTCCTTCTACTCGTGCGCCATCTACCCAGGCATGGGCTACTGCTCTGTGTTTTTCAGGTATGTTCATTTTTCACTCTCCAAACTGCTTTTGCTGCTCAATTATTTTTGTCTCATGGAGAAGTATTGATATTGCTCTTGCAGCCACGACTGGAACCCAGCCGTTTCCAGTGGCCTTGAGTCCGTCCATCCCTCTGGCCACATCATCAGGATTTCTTGGCATCGAGGCGTAATCATCCGCTGATAAAGTCGCATCAATTGCTCTTGCAAGTTGCCGTCTGCGTGATTTTTTCGTATCAACGCCAATGGGTTTCGGAAAGTCCACGCTTTCCAGCTCTGCGCTGTCGGAGTGAGCAACCACGAAAAGCCGCGCTCGATGATGGCACGCTCCAACACTGGAAGCGCGAAACACTCCCCATCTAGCATGCATCCCCATTCCGGCCAGGTCTGCAAGCACTCGTTCGAATCCTCGATTAATGAGCATTGGGCTGTTTTCAATGAGTGCGTATCGCGGTCGTACCTCGCCAATAATCCGCGCCATTTCTTTCCATAATCCGCTGCGCTCGCCGTCAATTCCTGCTCCTGCTCCACATTGGCTAATGTCTTGGCATGGGAATCCGCCTGTAATAATGTCAACATGGCCGCGCCACTTTGTCCCGTCGAATGTTCGCACGTCATCCCAGATTGGGAATCTATCAAGCAACCCATCGCGCTGCCTGTCGAGCAATATATTCCGCGCCCCGGCATCAATCTCAACAGCGCATACGGTGCTCCATCCAAGGAGCTTCCCTGCCAAGAGGCTTCCGCCTCCTCCTGCAAAAAGTGCCAGCTCATTCATATTCCCTCAGATTTGTAATCATGCAGTAGTTTGTCGGCTTCGGCTTCACTGATGCCGAAGTGCACATTGCCCCATGATTGAGCAATGGCCTCGGCCAGCCGGATAGACGGGCCTGACACTTCAGAACCGCCTTTGCTGTAAGAATACAGCGCACCCTCAGCCAGCGTTGGCCGTGTGCAGGCGGTTAGGATTCTATCCATCGCCGCGATTTGGTCACGCGGGAACTTTTTGGCGATGACCATGGCGGCCTGCGTTTCCGCAATAGCTCGTTGTTGCTCCGCATCGGAGATTGCATTGGTGGCGACAGATTGCGCCACGGCGTTTCCGAATGGGTTTTCTGTTTTCATGCTCATTTTCTAACCTCAACAAATAATTCATACCGCTCCGGCAGTGCATTACAGCTCCCTGCACTCGCTGGGATAACCTTGATGCAATTCTTATCCTCATCCGTGACCACCATCGGTGTGGTGGCCAAGATGACAAAGGCCAGCCCCCATAAAATGGCGCAAGCCATCCCCATTAAAATCTTCTCGGCCATCACTCGAACTCCTTATAAGCCAGTTCTTCGGCCTGCCACTCAGCCCTGCGAGCGCGAGCAGCATCCATTAGCTCGGCTATTTTTTCTGCCGCCTTGAGGTACGCGCCGTTGTTGATGAGCACCGTGATTTCAACGCGGCATTTTTCTTCTGCTCGCTCCACCCCACAATAGAGGTCGTCAGACTCATAGGGCTTGGACTCAATATCTTTGGCGATTTCCTCTGCGCGGGATGCGATTGCATTCTCGCGGTCGAGCGAGTCCATTTCCCGCCGATAAGCGGGATGGGAGGTGTTGTTTTCGTAGCCAATCATTTTTAAATATCCGCCCATGCTTCGTTGGTGTCCAGCCCTTCATCCGTGATGCAGCAGCGCTCTGTATGGCCGCTCACTGAATCCCAGGCGCGAATCTCAAAACACGCGCCGTTTCCCACGGAAAGACTATCATCTACCTCTTCAGCCCATGCCAAAAGCATGGAGCAGCTGAAGTGGTCTTTTCCAAGTTTGTGCTTCTCACCGAGAAGATTGGCGATTTGCTCAAGGCCGTTGTCGTTGACTGTTTTGACGGATACCTTCACCACTTCGACCAGCTCCGCATTGTCATGGTTGAAGCCTTCCTCAGCCCATTCGGCTTCAGTCTGTACTGTGCCAGTGTGTGGGTTCATCAGGTAAATTGTGCTCATGGTCTTTCCCCTTGGCTTGGGCGTTATGCCCTTGCGATGAGTGAACTATAGGGCATTATGCCCTAGCTGTAAACTATCTATTTGTAACAGACTGTAAATAGTCTGTTATTACTATCATTGCCTCCCCTGCCCCTGCGCAGACTCTCGCCTCGTAGCCTGCGCTAGTCAGATAGTCCAGCCACTCCTTCTGCTCTTTTGAGAGTCGCCCGCCTTCGCGCCGCTTCAGCTCGATGAAGAGGCCGTGATGCGTGCCGGTGGGGATGGGCAAAAAGAGGTCGGGGAAGCCCTTAGAAACGCCCTCCAGCTTCAGTCGCGCCCCGACTGCTGCGTGACGCACGCCACCGTTAGGGATGGCCACTAGAAGGCTGTTGCCGTAGGTGCGGCGATACCACTGGATAAGCTCGACTTGTTCGGCATGTTCAGTTTGCATTGCAATTTTTCCTCGTCCGTTTGTGCATTAAAATTATTCACTTCCCAAAAATTATCTTTTTCCCTGTAAGTGATTGTGCGCGGTTGTTGCGTAAAATTACTTGTGTGGTGCGCGAAAAATTCTTTTTTCTGAGCCGCCCATTGATTATTTTCAAGCAGATAAAACTTCATTACTCGCCGCGAAACTTTCACGGTGGCGGTAATCATAGCGTTGCCAGCCTTGCTGATGCCTGACTCGTAGTCAATGCTGATGACTTCGTCCGTCTGCCACTGCGTCGGGTCTTTTTTGTGTTTTGTGTGTAACTCGATTAGCTTATCCCCAGGGTTCACAATCTCGGCTTTACAGACGCAGCAGTAACGCGCTGCTATGTCGTTCTCAGCCTCACAGACTGGGCATGGCTTAAAGCTCCAGCGCCCTGTGCAGCGCTCGCCTGTGCGCAGATCGTAGTGATTGCATCGCCTTCCCCAGTGCGCAGGCATGGGCTTAAACTCGTCGCCGCACTCGACCATGATGCGCTCGCCCGTGCTGTCAACATAATAGCCATTTTCATCAATATCAAAATTATCCTCATTTTTCCGTGCTGAAAATTCGTTAATTTTTAAGCACGTTTCGCAGATGGCCTCGATTGGTTCTCCTCCAGCGCCTTGATAGGCGGCCTTAATGCTTGGGTTGAATATATCCCCGTCCTCGGCATGGCGTTCAAAATTTTTCGCATAGTCCAGCAGTAGCACATCCGCTTTCCCTTCAAACAGTCTGAGGCCGCGACCGACTATCTGGGCAAGCAGTCGTGCAGACTCAGTTGCTCGCATCAGAACAATGCCGTCCACCCGAGGGCAGTCCCAACCTACCGTAAGGACATTAACGTTGATCAATACACGCAACTCCCCACTTCCGAATTTCGCAAGTATTTCAGCGCGGCATTTAGTTCCCCCGTGAACAACCGCTGCAATATCAGGGTGCAGGCTGGCATATATTTCTTCTGCGTGCTTGATAGTGGCGGCAAAGAACACAATCGAGCTTCTGCCTCGCAGCCTATCCATTGCATCAGCAACGATTGCCGCTGTTTTTCGCCCGTGGCCTACAAAGACCTTATCTACATCTTTCGGATTAAAGTTTCCTGCTTTGTTGGGCATTAGCTCAAGTGCATCATAAAAGTCACGGCCTGTCTCTCCAACGGTAGCGGGCGTGAGATACCCCGCATCAAGCAACTGTCTTGTGCTTACCGTGTATAGCTTTTTTGCATAATACGGATCGCGAGCGAGACTATCTGGCAACGCCCTGCCGCTTTCATCTTCCCTGTAAACGTAGCCGCCATTTGTAGTAAATGGCGTTCCGGTCGTTCCAATAACTCTAAGATTTGGGCTACCAAGGCGCATATCTTCAATGATTTGACGTATAACCGGGGTTGTTCCCTCGCACTCATCTATTATGACTGCGGCAAATTCTGATCCAATGCGCTTGGCTACCCTCTTGAATGTCATTGGTGTAGCAAATACGACTGGGTGTCTTAGGTTCTTCTGTCCTGCGCTCGCGCTATATATACTTGCTTCAAGTCCAAGCCCTTTGTATTTAGAGTGGTTTTGAATGACTAGCTCGCTTCGTGGGGCAAGGCACAATACGCGCTTACCACTCATGCTGTGTATTATTCTGGCAACTTCTGCAAGATAGATAGATTTTCCAGCTCCTACAGACATTTCTGTAAGACATGGTAGTGTGGATTTTTTTATCCACTCGATTGTTTTGTCGACTGCTTCTTGTTGGTATGGTCGTAAAGTAATCAAGGTTCACTCCGTCAGTGTCCGTAGAATGGTTGCGGAAAAGCAGTACGGTTCTGCTCTTGTCGGGTGGCCGCCCTATCCGCATGGGGTTGGATTGTATTAAATAATTAAAATAATCGCCAACTCTCCGTCTCTTTGCCTCTCCATTTTTCTAAATCCGCATCTGGCAACAGCTCTTTGATAGCCTTGGCATAACTAATACTTCCTTGTCGTTTTACAAGCGTCAACCTACGCCCGCTAACCTCGGCATCTTTGCCATCGGCCATTTCGACAAGCCGCCCAACAAGCTCTTTTTCTCGCTCTGCATCGGCTTTTTGTCGCTCGCGTAAAGCGTCAATTTCTGCAACAACTTCATCGGCTTCAAACTGCACGCGCAGCGGCTCCAGGTGATCTTTGTTGTCTAGCTCGCTCAAAAGCAGACGGTAAAAATCACTAATTTTGGTTAGATTATTATCTAGCCAGTGCGGGTCGCGCTCTACGCGCTCAATGTTGATTTTCTCGGGCACATAATCAGGTGCTAGCGGGTCGCCTTTTGGCGCGATGTACTGCGCAAAATATGCGTGAGTCTTATCTGCTGCCAGCATTTCCATTTGCACTTGCGCCGCATAGTGCGGCTGCTCGGCCAGCGTCTTAAACTCACCGCCATTTCGCAGTCCGAACGGTACCTTAATCTCCAGCACGCCGCCGTCGCTGGTTAGCCCATCGGGTGACGCGCCAAGGGAGTCGCCATACTCAAAAAATCCGCACTGATCAACCATCAGGCCGGACTCTCGCATGAAACAAAGCAGCGCTCGATGCTCGTTAGCCATGCCGTGGGCAGTAGCAGGGTTGCCCTTAAACTCGCTTTCTGCTCCATGATATTCGCGCACCATTGCTCGCAGTACGTCAGCTGGTTTTTGCCAAGGCGACAACCCAAGGATTGCCCCCACTCGGCTGCCGGTAATGCGCAGCTTTCGCTGCGCAAACCATTCTTCTGTTCGTTGTTCAATCATTTTTATGCCTCAAAACGGAATATCATCATCGAGTGTTGGCGCTGGTGCCACTGCTACTGGCGCTGGCTTCTGAGCCGTCGGATTGTATGCACTCACGGCCTTGACCCAGTTTCCAGACTTGCCTTCGATTTCCCATACATCGATGAGCAGCACCATTGGCGCGTTCATGAGAGTCTGCAACGATTCGTCGCTCGGGTCGTTTTCGTTGCGCTGCGACATCGCCTGAAAAAGTCTACCGCCAGCATTGGTAGCAATCGCGGCCAGCATAGCTTTGGCTTTTTGCGCTTTCGATGGGTCATCATCCCAGACCTTCAGCGTCTGGAAGATGACGCGATTGGCGAACTGGCTCGGAAGATTCACGCGCCACTTTATGTTGATAGACCAACGCCCCTCGTAGCTTTTCGTGACCGCCTGCTCGCATGTGGCGACGACGCGCGTGTCTTTTGGCAGCAGCTCGAATCCGCCGCCAATTTCAAAACTGCTATTGTTTGTGTTGATACCATCAAAAAAATTACTCATTTTGTCACCTCAGATTGTTGATAAAATTTGATAAAAGGAATGATTGGATTCTCTCCATGCGGAACGGGGAGTTCAGCGGGCATGTCGTAGCGGTTTTTGGCATTGACGTAGCCGACTTGTCCGTCACCGGTGGTAACCAGTGTGCGGTTTCCGGTCTGCTGTAGTCGACCGAATTTTGTCTGTCTCCCTTTGCGGTCGGTCTCTTGACCGCTCACGAACTCTTCTTTTTTCAGATATAAAACCGCATCGCTCTGGCTGACGTAAATGCTCAGCGCCTGATTGTCCATCTCCAAACTGAAAACGCTGTAGTCTGCCGCCGCGTCTGGCCGGTTGCGAATTTTCTTAATGCCGGTGTGCGCTAAGAACACCACCGCCATGCCCTTAACCGCCCGAAGCTGCTCGCACTTGTACACGAAGTCAGCGTGCCAGCTGGCCAGCTCTGCAAAGCCCTTGTGAAAGCCACCTGCGGCATCGGCTACGGTGCCTACGCCATCGCGCAGCGCGATTTCGTGTTCAAAAATACCGGCCAACGTGGTGATGCTGTCCACAACCAGCGTCTTGTAATCATGCGGCGTAGTCATCAGCTCGTCGATGATGGCCATGAGCGTAGCCTTGGCGCTCACACCCTCTCGCGACTTAGGGAGCCGCGGCAAAACGGCAGGCTGAATTGCATCGTCCCAGTTCTCAAAGACAGTGGTGCCGTCTTCGGTTGGTAGAATTATGGCGTTCGGGAAGAGCGCCCCCAAGGTGGTCTTGCCTGTGCCTGCCGACCCGACGATGGTCAGCATTGGCGGTTTTACTTTTGGTTTGCTGGCTTTTTCAAGAAAACTAGTCATTTTTCTTGCTCTCCAAAAAGTCGATTAGCCGCGACACGGTCTGTGTGGTCGGGTTCGTGTTCGACCCTGATAACAGGGTGTTGAGCGTACCAAGGCTCACGCCTGACTTGTACGCCACCTCTTCGCGTGGGTACTGGCGGATTTCCGCCAGTATTTTCTCAAGATATGTCATTTTTTTACTCCAGTTTTGTGATGATTAAACAAGTGCGATTCCCGATGAGGCGGCCTTGGCGCGAATCGTTGCAGCACGCATTCCTGCGCGAATGCCTTTGATGCCTGCGGCTTTGGCGGCGGCCACCAACGCTTCGTACTTGTCGAAGCGTTCAGCCTGAGCGGCCTGCGCTTCTACGGTTTCAAAGTCGTTCTTTTTAGCCAGCCATTCCGCCATCTTCACGACGTGACCTTCTTCGATTTCAATTTGTGACTTTGGCAGCCAAATGAGGCTAGATCCTTCGCGGAGAAGAGCTATTTGAGTCGAGGACAGCTCCTTCACGTCGTACGCCGCAGTTTCTTTGGCGGCGAGGTAGGCAGAATTGGCCACAGCAACTGCTTTGTCAGTTTCTTTTGCGATTCTTAGTGCGTTCATCAGTGTGTTCATTTTTTTCTCCTTCAAGGGCTTGCTGCCCTTGATATGAGCTAACTATAACTAGGGCTTGATGCCCTGTAAATAGATTGATTGTAACGAATTGTAATTATTTTATTGCCATATACCTTATAGCGATTTTGCCGCCGCCTCCTTTGACAACTTCTTTTGCAATGCGCCCGTGGGAGACCAAGAGCTCTAGCCCCTGACTGACAGCCTCGGTGCTGGCCTTAAACTTGCCGACGGCCTGCCTCGCCTTCCCGACTGTACAGTAGCTGGTCGTCATGCTTGTGACGTATCGCATCAGCGCCTCTAGTAGCCCTTCGCCTCGCTCGTCGCGGCTTCCGCTCAGCTTCTCGCCGGACTTCGTGCGGGAGATTTTGTCGAGCGTGATTTTTTTGACCAGCTCGTGCGCCCACTTGATGTCTTGCTCGCTGATGATGCCGTTGGCCACGCCCAAGATCCCTGCCACCTTGATGGTCAGCTCGTGCGCCCCGAGCGCTTGGCTCTCCATCCCTGAACCTTGCTCATCTTCGCTCAGCGCAATCTCGCGCCAGTACATCTTGATTTGCTCATTAAAATTGAGCGCCTCTTCTGACCATTTAATTTTTACCCATTCACCGCGTCGTTCAATGCGCTCTTCTTTGTCGCACGTCCCCGCGTTAGCCAGGGCATGCAGGCGCAGCATCACGCTGTCCGATGGCATCCCTCTGTACACTTCGTCGATGGGTTTTGGCGATGGCACGTTATCCATTTCCTCGAAGAAAAGGGAGCGCCCAAGGAATCCACCGGTAGCCAGCCACGGGTCTTTTTCAAGCGCTGCGTTATAACTCCTCGGCTCGCTCAGCGCGAAAAAAGTCAAGAACGGCTGGATAATTCCATTTGACGCGCTTTTGCGCATCGTCACGGCTCGTTCTAGTGCGCAACCCGGATTTTTTTTAATGTAATCGAGCAGGTTTTCACCTTGTTCTAGCCCAGCTTTCTTCGCCTCGCTGGCCACTCGCTTATCGAGCATCTCCTCTAGCTCACGTTTCATATCGCCAGAAATGCCGTGCTGGCCACGCGGCACTGAGTAGATGGCGATGAGCTCCGCCATCAAGTCCTCAAGATAATGCGCCCCTCCCTTACTGGCTCCGGCCAACTTCTCAAGCTGCTTCCCAAACTCGTCGTAGACGTAATGAACGGCCTGATGATAAATGGCGTTACGCACCAGCTCTTGCGAGCTTTTGAATTTACCGTGCGTCGCTGGCGACAGCCCGACGGCGTGGTGGATGTCGTCAATGGCGCTTTTTATGGCGCCTTTGCCGGTACGGCTGCCTGCAACGCAAATTGTAAAGAGGTTTAGGCAAGTGTCGTATTTATCCACGGCGTGATGCAACCCTGCGATATTCCCGACGATTTGCAGCGCCGCTGCCACTGCCAAATGTTCTCGCGGGTACATGCATCGGCTGTTAATCCAGTCGGTTAGCTCGCCGACCAGTCCGTGCGGCTTGAGCAGATCTGGCGATGCCTTGCTTGGGACAGGCAGCGCTTCCCATTCGGTGTCGTCGTCAAACGTCACGGAGGGCGTGTAGCCTCCTTCGCGTGCCCATTGCATGAGCGTTCCCTGTGTTACAGGGCGCGACGACTTGCCGAAGCTGTGCCACTTTTGGCTAACGCCCTCGGTGTCATCGCGCCCCTGCGCCTGCGTCCACGACTCCCACAGTGCCGCGCCCTCAGCACTGCCACCAGTGGCGTGGTGCAATGCCATGCCTACGGATAGCCATCGGTCATAGCTCTGCGCTGCGTCATGCCGGACGTACCGCATCATCTCGACAAGGTCAGTCATGGTGACGCTGATGCCCTCTATCCGTATCTCTGGCGCAGGGGGTCGCGCCAAGAGTGCCAGCAGCTCAGCAGGCGCTTCCGTCACATCAGTTGGTGAGCCTTTGGAGGCCTCATAACGGTGGCCGCTCTTATGTAAGCTGCCGCACCCGACCACGAACCCCGATGACTTGAAGTCGATGCCAGGGTAGCCATCCAGCTTGGTGCGAAGATCAGCGTCAGCGGCCTTAAAATACCAGTGCTCCCCTGAACCGCTGCCGGTCTCAACGATGTAGCCTGCCTGCTCGCGGATATGCGCCAGCGCCTTGGCGCTCTCGAAGCCGCCGTTTCGGCCATCCACATCCACGACCAAGAGGCCGGATTGTTTGAGCACTACACCATGGCTATCCAGCAGCTGATTGCCTCCGAAAATGCCGTCCTCATCTTCAAGATATGCCAGTTGCTGCTCGCTGAAAGGCTGCGCTGCCTGCCAGTTGCTTGCCTTTGGGTGCTTTCCGGCAGCCTCGCAATCAGGGCGCTCGCACAGGCACTTTACGCCAGTTGCGGTCATGGTCATGCGGTGCAAGGGTATTATTATCCAGCCGACGGCTAGCGCGTCTTTGTAGTCAATCATGAAACTCTCCGCACTTGCAGGTAGTCACCGACGTTTTTCGTGATGAATTTTTTTCGGTGATAGGCCGCATGGGCGGATAAGGCCAGACGAAAGCGCATTAAAGAATTGCAACGCGCCTCTATGTCGGCTAATGGGATGGTCAAGACTTGGCCGGTTTCGATGAGGCCATAACCAAAGTGTTCGCTGAGTGGCAGCATTTTTTTCTCCTGTTTCGCAAAGCAATATTATATATATACAATCGCTGGCTAAGTAAACAGGATATTAGAATATTTTCAGGATATTTTGCTTATTATGCTAGAAACCTTTATGAATCAAAGACTTACAGCAGGATATTAGAATATGCAAAATATCAGGATATACACACATATAAAAATACACAAAATACACTTAAGATATAAAGATATACAAAATACCTTTACGCATTATTTTTTATATAAAAAATAATAATGTATATTATATATTATATTATTCTATATTCTATAGGTTAAATCCCTTTTAAATCAAAGGCTTATAGCGTATTGTTAAAGTCATATCTTGATTATATTCTAATATCCTGATTGCCAGATTGATAAATCCGGTCTTTGCGCCCATAATCCCCACCGAGGGCTGACCAGAGGAACCCATGATGGATATACGACAAACGCGAAAGTCTCTCGGCCTTACCCAAGAAAAAATGGCGGCGCTGATGTGCGTAAACCCACGAACTATCCGACGCTACGAGGCCGGAGAAGTGGCCCTAACCAAAGGCCGCGCTGAGCTGCTGAGGCTAAAAATCGAGCTGTACCGAACCGAACAGGCCAATCAACGGGCAGAACGTGCGGGGTACGGGGCATGAAAGCAATCTGGTCAATGAATACGGGGCTGACCATCATCGGCCAGCCCAATCAGGGACAGCCCCGTCACTGGACGGTCAAGGCATGGGCAAGCATCGCCAGCGGCGAGAAGATTGAAGTGCTGGTGAGACCAAAGGGAAAGGTACAGCTTGCGGACATTATCGACCTCACTAATAATGCCTTGATGGAAATCGAGGTGGAGCGTGACCAGCCCACGGTCGATGCGGGCTTTGTGGCGGTGGCGCGATGAAGATGAAAGCAGAGAAGCGTCACATGGACAGAGTATCCCGTATGGGCTGCATGTTATGCCGCGCCCTTGGTCGCCCTAGTGATGCTCCGGCCACGGTTCACCATATCCGCGAAGGGCAGGGCATGAGCCAGAGGGCAAGTAACTGGATGACGATTCCTTTGTGTCCTGACTGCCACCAAGGAAAGAACGGCATTCATGGCGATAAGACCCTGCTCAGGATCGCCAAGGTCGAGGAGCTGGACTTGCTGGCAATGGTGATCGAGAGGCTATCCGCATGAACAAGCACCTAACTGGAATACTTCTCGGCGTGAAGATGACCGATAAAGCCAGACGTGCCGCGCTGGGTACATCAGTGCGCAGATGGCCGCCATCTGATACAATCAGACGACTACTGGCAGCGAGGTGGTGGTATGACCAAATTTCCCGACTATAAAACGGTTTCAGTTGATAAGCTGATCCCTTATGTTCGAAATTCACGAACTCACAGCGACGAGCAGGTAGCGCAGATTGCAGCCAGCATAAAGGAATTTGGTTTTACAAACCCCGTTCTGATAGATGGTGAGGGTGGGATTATTGCAGGTCACGGTCGCGTAATGGCTGCCCGAAAACTGGGCATTGGTGAAGTGCCGTGCATCACGCTTGATCACCTCACGGACGCACAGAAGCGTGCCTACGTCATTGCAGATAACAAGCTGGCGCTAAATGCAGGTTGGGACGATGAAATGCTGCGCGTGGAGTTTGCAGAGTTGGAAGAATTGGGCTTCGACCTTGAGCTTACCGGCTTTAGTTTAGATGAAATTGACGAGCTACAGATTGAAGAAATAGAAGATGGCTTGACTGATGAGGATGCTGTACCAGAGCTGGTGGACGAGCCGGTTAGCGTGCTGGGCGACGTGTGGCAGCTGGGCAAGCACCGGCTGATGTGTGGGGATAGTACGAGTATTGAGTCGCTCGAGCAATTATGCAAAGGACAGCTGGTTGACATGTGGTTGACCGACCCGCCATACAACGTGGCCTATAAGGGGGGTACAAAAGATAAGCTGACTATTCAAAATGACGACATGTCGGACGATCAATTCAGGCAGTTTCTACGTGACAGCTATATTGCTGCAGACGCAGTCATGAAGCCTGGTGCCGTTTTTTATATTTGGCACGCAGACTTGGAAGGGTACAATTTTAGAGGTGCGGCGCAGGACGCTGGGTGGACTATTCGTCAGTGCTTGATTTGGAAAAAGTCATCTTTGGTCATGGGGCGTCAAGACTACCAGTGGAAGCATGAGCCGTGCCTTTATGGATGGAAGGAAGGCGCAGGCCACCTTTGGGCAGCAGACCGCAAACAGACCACGATACTTGAGTTTGATAAACCTCAAAGAAACGGCGAACATCCAACGATGAAGCCGGTTGCTCTCTTCGAGTACCAGATGCTCAACAACACCAAAGGCGGAGACATTGTCCTTGACTCGTTCGGAGGGTCAGGAACAACACTGCTCGCTGCAGAAAAGAATGGCCGCACAGCATACCTGATGGAACTCGACCCAAAATACTGCGATGTCATCATAAAACGCTGGCAGGATTTTACAGGCAAAAAAGCCGTACACGCTGAAACAGGTAAACAATTTGATGAGTTAAAGAATGTCCAGAAAGCCG